AATCACTATGTATGTTCATGCAGTATTTCATAAAACGTTTTGTTGCCAGAGGAAATCTGCCCTCCATAGAAAAACGCATGCCATACTGATCGTTGCGTGAAAAAAATTCTTCTGGCACTTGTGTAATACAATCAACAGCCATATAAGAATTAACAGGATCTTTTGGATTCCACAACTGTTCCGGGATAGTTTGCATAAGTTCCTTTTTTATATCATGTGCATCTATCTTGGTTGTTAAGACCACTGGACGTTTTATTCTATGCATCCATTTCCAAATCATGTCATCAAAACTTGTTGGAGGTGCCTGTTTACATTTCCAGTATTTTTGATAACCACCAAGCAGTTCATCTCCCATGTCTCCTGCCATTGTTACCACAACGCCTTTGTCACTTAAACATTTGTTAGTGTAGTAATACATTGGCATGCTCATGTTGTACACAGGTTGCTCCATGTGTAACATAGCAGGAGTCCAATAGTCTTCAACTGTTTTAGGGGTAGTTTCAATTAAGTGGTGGTTAAGTCCTATGTCATCTGCAAATTGTTTGGCACATTTTGCATCACTGTTAAAGTCTTCACCTATTATTACGTTTGGATTCATTGTATTTGTAAATGAATCAAGTTCTCCTAATATATTTTTTAGTTCATGTGCAACTAAAGTTGAGTCAAGTCCCCCTGATAAAAACATTCCAAACTTTCTTATGCCTAGCGTTGACATTTTCACAGTTGCGTGTGCTTCTTGTCTAAACTGTTCGACGTCTAAGTTACCGTTCGAATCTGCAGTAATAAATGTTCTTTTGTTCGAAATAAATTTTTTGTGTTCAATGCTGTATGTCAAAGTTTGGCCTGGCAAAACTTTTTTTATATTTGTAAACATTGTGTGTTTTGTTGCATTTATGCCTGAATACGACATTGCGGCCGCGGCAAACTCATCTATACATCTAGCATTAGGCACATGATCAATCATGCCCTTTATTTCAGATCCAAATATAATGCCATCGGATATTTCAGCATAAAACAATGGCTTAATGCCTACATGATCACGACTCAAAGTTATCGTTTTGTTCTTTCTGTCATAGTATGCAAATCCATGCATGGAATCGATTGCGTCTATGCAGTCCAATCCTATGACGTCTAAAAGATATGCCAACAATTCAGTGTCACATGTTGTCTTTGGCGTGTAATTATATTTGGACAACAAATCTTCATAATTGAAAATTTCACCATTGTATATCAATATGTTGCCTTTGTCGGTCAGCCACGGTTGTTTGCCTTCATCAGGCTTTGAAGTAATTGCAAGTAGATTGTGTCCTAGTGTTACAAAATCATCAGTCCATATATCGCTACCGTCTGGTCCACGATAAGAGCATGTGTCAATATAACCTTGTATAAGGTTATAGTCTTTTTTGGTGATGCCGTAGATGCCACACATTAAATATATGTATGGCAGGTGATTATTACATCGATAAAGTATTGAATTCGCCAATCATCAACGAACCATGGCAACATCAAATTGTTGATCAATCTTTACCAATCGATGTGTTTAAAAGATTAGAGACGCAGTGTGAACAATTTTTAAATTTAGATACAGAAGGTAATCTAAAATTTATTTTTCCGCACGAATTTGAAGACTACAATATTGATTTATATGAAGAAGTGCATTCGATAGGATTACAAATTTTAGAAAAGGCAGAAAATTTAACTAGAGGATTATACAAAAATCCAAGATGGTATGGAGGACTTACAGTGTATGCACATATTTCTATTACTCCTCCTTTGCCTTACAAGTTTGATATTCACGAAGAAGGCTTAGAAAAAATTTGGAGTTCTGTAACCTATGTTACCCCAACTAAAAATGTTGGTACAAAAATGTATACTGCCAAAGACGAAAACACATATGTTAGTGAAGCAGAATGGAAACCAAATTCTACATTTATTTTTTGTGGACAAAAAGGAGTCACATGGCACTCATATGAAAGCAGTGAAGCCACTAATAGAATAACTTTAAATTATTTTTTGATGTCTGATAAAAGAGGCAAAAGATTTATTTAGAAAAAATGTAATTATGTTCGTCTGAATTTCCACGCTTGTGTTTACTAATAAGATTGAATCCCATGTTTTTTATCTCTGAACTAATTTCATCCGCATACTGATCCTCTAATTCTATTAATATAGACTTGCACTTGGCAATTGTTTTTTTAGCACCTTTGAAAAACTTATATTCGTGACCATCAATGTCAATTTTTATATGGTGTGGTTGTGCTATACTCTTGACATCTAATAATGGATCGAGATCATGTGTAATGACTCCATGTGATAGTTGGCCTATGTGACTCACGACATTGTCTGCTACACCTGGATGATAATTTTTTATTGATATGTTGTCAAAAGCAGATTTATCACTAAGTGCTAAACAGTATGCAACACATGGAAATGGATTAGCAGATATATTTTGACATAATATGTTGTAGTTGCCCGCATGTGGTTCGAAGGCGTATGTTTCAATACCCTTAGCACCTGCACACATGGTGTATATTCCAATATTAGCACCGACATCAAACAGGATGTCTAACTTTGATATGTTGTCAATCCAATCAATGGTTTCTGGCTCTTTGGATTTTATCCTCATTACTCGGCTCTTTACATATGTTGGCTGATTTGGTAAATTTATAAAATTTATATTAGTGCCAAACATTTTGGACACAAAAATTTTGTCCACAGATGTTCTTAGTTTAGGCATGTGTTGTTTTATTTAGATCGGCTTGTAGATCCACAACATAATATTGATTTGGTTGTTTTGCTACATCTTCCCAATGTCGCACAATTTTGTAACCAAAACATTTACACAGCAGTTCAAAAAAACCTTGGCCCAAATGAAAATTCAAAGCTGTTGCTTGTTGAGTCCTTAGTCCTCCCCATATATTACTATCATTATGTTGTTCTAATCTTATGCTGTTGTTAGGCAGATCCTTCCATACTCCTTTTACAAAAACTAAGTGGTTAGCTACAGTGTGTAGTTTGCCTACGTATGTCATCCAATCCAAAGAGTGTCCAATTGAATTAAACGCAAAGACTGTGTCAAATTTTTTGCCAATATCAAATAAGTGATTGTGAAAATTGCAAATAGCAGAAATGCTTAGTGAATTATTTTTTGCAAACTTTTGTATTCCGTCTGTAAACTTTTTCCTTGGTTCTATACACACAACTGAATTAGCGCCACTGAGTAAAGCCAACACTTCTAACCATCCGGTGTGTGATCCAATGCTTACAATGTTTTTTCCTTGGATGTGTTGTAAATTTTTTAGTATATGATTATTGTACTTGTTGTACATTCGATCGGTAACAAAAAAATCTTCGGCATACAATTGTGCGTCACTCCCCCAAATACAATCTATCAGATCTGGCGCATAATTTTTTTGGAAAATATCTAAAACTTTATCTACCATAACCCTAGTTTCAGTGTGTCATTGATAAAAGTTGGTGCATTGAATCTCCAATGCCATTTTCCTCTGTTGCCAATAGTCAGTACATTCTCTAATTTTTTAATATCACTTTTATTTGCACTCTTTGGATAATATGTGCAATTGTAAATTGCATCATATATTTCACATCCATTTATTTGAATATTTTTTATTGTGAACGTGCCGATTGCATAAGAAGACACCCCTTGTTCCAATATTTCACATGACAATATGTGTTCACCAGGATTGTATATGTCTGTGTCAAATACTATGTGATTAATGCCAGATTTAAGTGTATGGGTGTGCTTGTAATTTATTCCTATTACAATAATAGGATTTATTTGATGAGATTCTGTATGATTATCAATAGTAACTTTGAACCTTAGTCGTTCTAACTTACCATCCGCCATCGTCTTTGGCTATTTTATCTTCTACTGAATTTTCCAAAGTGGCTTCATATTCTTCCTTTGCATCTAGCCATTCCTTTGCATAAGGCACATCTTGTAAATTTTTGAACCATGGGCCGCCTTCAGTGTAATGTAACATTTTAGGAGTGCCATCATCAGGTGCTGTGTACCAATCTGTAAGCCAGTTCCATTCGTGAGATATTTGACCAATTTCGTGATCTGCTAGCCAAACAAATCTATGATGCCATAATCCATCGTTACTATTAAGTGCATTAACATCTAACAATTTGTTGGAAGGATGTTCACAGTTCCACAACATGCATGATGACCAATTTTTTCTTGGATATTGCAATTGTTGTTTTCCATCCATTTTAGTGCCTTCTTTGGGAGTGTAATCATGTTTTGCAACCATGACTGCATAGTTGTCGTTAGCTTGTTTAAATAATTCACTGATATCAGTTGTGCATAAAAAGTCACAATCTATAAACAACGCCCAACCTTTGTATCCTGTAAGCATTGGCACAAAAAATCTTGAAAATGTAAATTCAGTAGATGCTTTTGCATCAACGCCTCTTGTGTAGATACCAAGTTCTTGGAGTGTTGGTAATTTTAGTGGATAAACTTTTACATTGGGATTGTGTTTTTGTATTGAATGTTTGGCAACTTGAAAGGCAATGTCCTCTCTTGAATCCCAGCCAACGAATACTTTAAGTTCCATCATGTATATAGTAGTATATTTGTTGCCAATTGTCAACCTTGGTTACCTTTGGATCATCATGTTGTGCATTGTAAGGTTGTTTCATCAGAAAAGTTTTAATGCCCATATTGGCTCCCGCTTTTGCATTGATCCACTTGTCCTCGATCCACACACATTCTTTGTTGCGATATTGTTCTAACCATTTTTCTTTTGTCACTCCTGGATCCATGGGCGTAGTGTCCAAACGTGCAAAAACATTAGGAAAAAATCTTTCTAAATTTGTTTTCCTGCTTGCAATGGCGTATGGGTCATATCCCATAGCAGTACAACCATGGATTTCATATCCTTCTGCTTTAAGTTTTGTTAAAACTTCAACTGCATCACGTAATGGTTCACACCAAGCCATCCATGTTGATCTACAAAAGTCGTTCATTATATGTTCAACGTGTTTGTAATCACTTGTTGGATCTTCAAGAGTCACGTCTGGATAATAATATGCTAAAAATTTATTGAATTGTTTTGACCAATCCAAGCATACTCCATCAATATCTGTTAATATGTATTTCATTTTATTCCTTTACAAATACTAAATCAACTTTGTTAAGATAACCGTGGTTTATATAACCAAGTTGCTGTTCTAAATGTTCAATTACTTTTTCCTTTTTATAACCAAATTTTTCCGTCAAGTTTTTGTGATGATATTCCAAAATAATAACAGGCCAATATGTTTTGATAGTTTGATCAGCACCTTGTAAAACCATTAGTTCGTATCCTTCAGTATCAATCATAATAAGGCCTACATTTTGAATTACAAGTTCATCTAGAGTTTTCACATTCTGATTTTTATCCTTTCCTTCAAAATCTACGTGATTGCCTAATGGCCCTCTGCGATTATGTTTATTGGACCAATCATTAATTGCAACTTTTTGACTTACATTACCCAATCCATAGGCATGACCAATAACATTTGTGATGTCCAGTTTTTTCATATTTTGCTTAAAACATGCAAATATATCATTGTCAAAATCAAAGGCATGTACAGATTCGAAATGCTTTGCTAGAAATTCTGTCATGAATCCATAATGACATCCAATGTCTAATGCAACAGTTTGATTTGTTACGTGATCATTAATTATTTGTTTTACTTTGTCTTTGTCAGCGTCTACAATGTTAATATTTTTTTCAGTAAGTTTGTGGTATAAGACATCCTCATCACTAACTGTCCAACCGTAGTAATCATATGTTTTCATCTGTCTGTTTATTATATTATGTTTGCATGTGCTGTCAACACATTACCGCCTTCAACATTTAGATAGTTGTTATCGTTCCATTGTGCATGTAGGACTTGATAAAATCCCCACTCAGCACCCATAAGATTTTTGTCGCGCCAAAGTGTTTCTACATTTTTAAGTTTCCATCTTGGATGAAACACTATATGATCCCACAAATATGGGCCTGGACATCTTTTGCAATCTTTATATGTATGGACTTTGAGGGGAGAATCTACATCTCTTCCTGGCACACTGCCTGCTATACCAATAACTGTATCATCTTCAATGCATTTTTTTAATAGTGGCTGAAAATCAACTTTTTTTGATAATAATGTATCATATCTTAATTTTATAATGGTGGTATATTTCTTAGGCAGTGTTTTGGTTAACCAATAATGTGCAAGTGTTTGTTTGGAATTGTGTTTTGTTTTTTCTAAAAGTCCAGGCTTCCTAAAAATTTTTCCTGTGATATTCCTTGTGTATCTACGCCATATATGACAATCGGGTTTGTATTTGGTTTCTAATAAATTGTGATATTCATAAACTGGTTCATCAAAATATTGACACGAATCAACTTCAGGCTTGTCATAGCCTTTCCACTGCATGTAAAAAAAGTCATATGGAAAAACTTCTTTTGCAATTTTGAGTGCTTGTTGATAACCTGGTCTTGCTAGTCCTGATACGCAGACCGCGATCACTTAATTAGGCCCCACTTTGCAATAGCTTGATCATATTCTGCGCCTGGGGTTTTGTCAATGGCTTGTCTCATTGCTTTTGCTCCTGATAGTGTGCCACCTGGGTGTCCATGTATTGCACCGCCTACATTTGCTATAAAGTCGTTACCAAACTGTCTTGCATTTGCTTGAACTAAACCAGGATGCATGCCACAACTTAGTGCTGGAATAACATTGTGTTGATGCAATACTTTTATTGTAGACTTAAGATCTTCTTCATCGTCACTAAGATATCCGCCCCACATACCAGCATGTATTGTGTCGACTCCTTGCATGCCTGCTAGTTGACATATCACTGACCAATCTATACCAAATTGATGTCTACTATCAGTAATAACTTTGTCCCCTGATTTTTGAAAGTGTATAAACAACGGCAGATCTAATCTCCTAATAGCTCCATATACACCTAAGCCGGACCAAAAATTAATATGCACAGCGTTACCTCCTAGTTCAGCAACTTGTTTGGCTCTATTAAGGATAACATCATGGTCACCATTAATGCACACTGCATATACTACTTTGCGTGATTGTGTTGCCATCCAGTTTGCAATCAGATAAACTCTTTCTTCAATTGGACAAAATGTTGGATTACTCATTATTTCATCTTCCTTGATAAAATCACAACCTCCATCGACTAGTTCTTTGACCATTTCAAGCAATGTATGTGCATCCATACCAGTTTTTGGTTTAACAATGGCTCCACTAAATGGCTTGTCTTTTCGTCCTGTGTAATCTCTCATTCCAGATATTCCAAACTTAGGGCCTAAGAATTTTTGTTTAATGCTTTGGGGGAATTGTATGTTTGTCAATCTACATGCGTCAAAGGTATCTATATCAACCTGTCCTCCCATTAGTTGGCACAATAAATGACTGACGCCGTCTCCAGTCCAATCTGTGTTGACGATAGGAAACGCTATTTTGACATGTCCTTGTGTGAGATGTTTTAATGAATCTCTTTCATGCATTATTACACATGATGATCTCTCGAATATTTCTTCTGTCTCCCATTGATTTCTCACATTAGGATTTCCAACACTTTGGCCAATTGCAAGGTCCCAAGCAGTTTTCCTTAGATCAGCATTTTTTGATTTCATCCAATATGTTGCAATAACATATTTTTGTTTGTCTATGTATGGATTATAAAATTGCATTACTTTTTGTAGTTTTGTAAAAAGTTATCTAACTCTTCAGGAGTTCCCATACCCCACATTTTGTCTACCATACTTGTAATAATTTTTTTACCATCTTGAATAGCTTCGTTGTATACAGGACACACATAAAATTCATTGTTGGTTCTGATATTTTTTTGTATCATTTGATCAGCGTAATATACAAAGTCACTACCTTTTTTCCAAAAATAAACGCCAACTGTGGCGTTGGTAGATATTGGCTTTTTTTCTGCCACTTCTGTAACATATCCCTGTCCATCAACTTTTGCAAAAGAATGTTTTGGATGCACAGAATTAAATGTTAATATACCTCCATCGATTCCTTCATTACTAAACTCAGATATAGTTTCGAATGCGTTCCAGTCGATGTACTGATCTGAATTTGCAATAATGAGTGGTTCATCGTTGTCAATCAATTCTCTTGATGTCAACACTGTACATGCGGCTCCTTCAGTTAATCCTTCCAATTGTATTATTTCACAACCTGGAGAAATCATGTTTAATAAATTTTCTAAATTGTATTTTTCATAATGTGTTTTTTGCACTAAGAAAATATATCTCCCTTGTATGTTGAGATTGTTGACAACTTTGTGTATCATTGGTTGTCCTTCAACTTCAATTAATGGCTTAGGAAAAGTATAGCCTGCACTTTCGAATCTGGATCCAGCGCCTGCCATTGGTATTACTATGTTCATTCTATGTCCTCATAATCTTGAATATTGTTTGCACATACTCCATAAAATTTTTTGACCCATTCAATTGGAAGTTCATGCGGATGTACACATATTGTATTTTTATCGCCTTTTTGTCTTGGATATGCCCATATATACCCTTTGCTAGTAACAGTGTAATCATCTTTCTGATGGAAAAAACAATGTGCACCTACATCTAATAATGCTTGTAATGATGCATAGTGTTTGGCATGACACCATAAGCCTGGCATAGTAACAAATTCTTTAGACACTTCTTTTATAGGGCCTTCATGGCCAAGATAAAATTTATTATTGTTGAACCATACATCAGTTTCACAGTCATATTTTTTAAGTGCTGTTTCGAGGTAATCTGGAGTATTTTCCTTTTCTGGTTGCACAGTGGTAATATTTCCTCTGTGTGATATAAGTTTCATAATATGACTATTTAATGTTGGCAAATTGTGTGCTTGATTATTTGATCTTATTTAAAAACGCATCACAACGCCAATGTATAAAGTTATTAGGAGCGTGTTTTTTGCCACCTGCGGCATGCAAAAAATATCCTGTTTTTGTTGGCGTATTAAACTTTACATTGAATGTTATAGGCATCATATTCATTTTTACTTTACTTGCTAGTATGGCCCAATTTAATATCATACCATCATCCACTGTAAACATCTTATATTTAGATATCCACCTTTTGGTTGCATTGACACTATGCTTGTTAAGAATAAACAAGCCTGACTGAAATCTATATCGCAAAGTTTCAGCAGGGATATGTTTTAGCACATGATCTTTTACTTGTTTTTTTAATATATCAGGTTGGATGTGTCTAAATTTATACCAACACACATTAAAACTATCATTCTTACACCAATCAAATATGTTTGGCGCCTCAGGATCAATCATAATGTCATTATCCATGTATAACACATATTGATACTTTTCAGTCCATGTTGGATTAAGCCAAAGATCAAATCGTTCAAAGGTAGGATGTCTGTGGCCCAGGATAGGTTGTGTGATTACATGATGATCTATGTTATATTTTTTACAATAATGTGCAACTAAAGTAGTGCATTTTTTCTCGAAAGAACGTCTTAAACTTGTATCGTGTAAGTTATTATATCCTGGTTCTGCATAAAGTTTTGGATCTATATTATATTGGACAATTGCACATGGCATATGAATAATTATCGGGGGGCGCCTAGTACACCCCCCAACTAGGATCGATGGTACGCCGAGTGAGACTCGAACTCACAAGCCGAAGCACTGGTTCCTAAGACCAGCGTGTCTACCATTCCACCATCGGCGCAAAACTATTATAACATCATTAACGCAATTTTATAACTTTAAAATTTTGTTCGCCTGACCAGCTTAATTTAAAATAGACAACATCTTTATCTCTTTGCAAATACATCATGTTGTAAAAACTTACACCCTTAATGTTGTTTTCAGTAAGCCATTGATCAAATTTTGCCTTAACCTTGAATGCTTTTGCCATGCCTTGTGGCCATCCTTTTCCAACGGGAACAAGAATTTTCCATTTATATTTGTAATCTAAATTTTTTTCAGTTTGTGGCAGTTCCATTATGTGGCGGAGGGAGAGAGATTCGAACTCTCGATAGACTTGCGCCTATGCTGGTTTTCAAGACCAGTGCAATCAACCACTCTGCCATCCCTCCTATATTAAAAACAATTGATATAAGGCAATTGTGTTCATTATTGTAAACCATCCTGTTAACACAGTTACCCATGGAGTTTTCCTTAGTATGGCGGCATACAGTCCAGTGGAACTACCCACAAAATAAAATGGAACAAATATGTCTGGTCTTGGTGCTAATACAGTATAGGTTAATATGGAGGAGCCAATTATTACTGAGATAGCAGATACCATCTCCATGTAGAAAGCAAATGGATCTGATAGATAACCTTCTCTCCAGAAGTTAGATATTTTAGTAAGGAGCAATTGTAAAAGTCCAACCTTCCATATGATCCTTAAGTTCGATCTGGCAAGCCAGTCTTGATGTAGGCTTTAGTTCGAATGCCATGTCGTCTAATAAATGTTGCTCCATATCCGATGTTGGATCTAATGTTGAAAATTTATCTTCTTCAATGTATACTTGGCAGGATGAACATCCACATGCACCGCCACATATACCAAAGCTATCTTGTATTCCTGCCTGTGAGATTGCACTTTCTAGAGTCAGTGGCACCTCACCATTTATTTCATGATGCTTGCCTGACCTATCTATTACGTTAATCTTCATCAAGCGGAAAATATTTGTCTAGTACTTCAATTTGATCATGATACCTTGCAACAACTTCAATTTCTTTTTCAATTGCTTCTAACACATCTGGATGTGCTTCTCCACCAACTCCAACTGCATTTTTAAGATACACTTCAACATTCATTGAGTGTTTTACAATGTGCCCTTCAGCGTGTTGACGTATGGCTTGTATCATGTTATTTCTAGTAAATTTTGCCATTTTTCATCTCCTTTTTGGTGGAGGATACAGGAGTCGAACCTGCGACCTCCTCGGTGCAAACGAGGCGCTCTCCCAGCTGAGCTAATCCCCCAGTGGTGCTGGTGACCGGATTCGAACTGGTGACCTGATGATTACAAATCAACTGCTCTACCAACTGAGCTACACCAGCGTATTAATCACAATAGCCATCGTCTTCTATTATAATTATTGGTTTGTCTTTGATATCTTTATTCATTAGTGATAGTATATAGCCGAGATACAAACGTGTCAACGTATTCTGTAATGCGTTACAAAAAAAAGGAAATGTTGTGTGTTATGGGGGTGCATATACACCCCCGTAGATTAAAGTTATGCCGCTACAAAGTATAGAACACTTACTGCCGCGATAGCCATTGATCCCATGTTAAGATCTGATGCTCTACCACTTAGTGCTTTAATTAACACGTGTGCTATAAATCCTAGTGCAATACCATATGCAATCGAAAATGTTAATGGCATGATGATTGCCGCCAGTACAGCAGGTGCATATTCTGATACATCTTCCCAGTCAATATCCTTTAGATTTCTAAGGAAGTATGTTGCAATGAATACCAATGCAGGACCAGTAGCAAAAGCAGGAATGCTTTGTGCCAATGGGGCAAAAATAAGACATGCTAAAAATAACACTGCCACTGTAACAGCAGTAAGTCCTGTTTTGCCACCTTCCTTGATGCCTGCGCCTGATTCGATGTATGATGTTGTGTTTGAAGTTCCCATCAATGCACCCACAGTTGTTGCTGTTGAATCAGCCAGTAGTGCTCGATCAATACCTTCCACTTCACCTGTTTTCTTATTAACTTTCCCAGTCAGATTTGCAACAGAAGTAAGTGTTCCTGCTGTGTCAAAAAAGTCCACAAACAGAAACGCAAACGCTGTGCCTATAAAGCCTGCTGTTGCCAACAATGAAAAGTCAAGTGAGAAAGCATGAGCTGGTGACGGCACTGCTCCAACAACACCTGATATATCTGCAACACCAAATATCCAAGCAATAATACTAACTGCAAGAATACCGATGATTATGGCTCCTGGAATTTGCCTCTTATCAAGTATAGCCATAATTGCAAAACCTAATCCTGCAAGTAAAACAGGCCAACTTGAAATATCACCTAGACCAACTAATGTGGCAGGATTATCTACTACAATGCCAGCATTTTTAAATCCTATGATTGCAAGAAATAATCCTATACCAGCACCAATGCCAAGTTTCATCGACTTTGGAATCGAATTGATAATATATCGTCTTGCCGGAGTTACTGATAGTAACAAGAACACAAGTCCTGCTACAAACACAGCTGCCAACGCTTGACTGTATGTGTATCCCATGCCAAAAATTACACCAAATGTAAAAAATGCATTAAGTCCCATTCCGGGTGCGAGAGCCACAGGCCACTTTGCCCATAGTCCCATTATTAATGTACCTATCACAGCGGCAATAATAGTTGCTGTAAACACAGCACCAAATGCCATGCCGGTACCTTCTGTAGAAAGTATTGCTGGATTGACCACAGTGATGTACGCCATTGTTAAGAATGTTGCTACACCTGCCATGATCTCAGTCTTTACAGAAGTGCCGGCCTTGGATAGGCCAAACAGTTTTTCTAACATATTTGTTATCTCCTCTTATAATTGGAACGTTTATTGTAGCAGATTATAACCTATTTTACAACACAAGGAAATATTTTTATTGTGGATGAAAAGGGGGCGTGATACACCCCCATGGTTTTTTATCCTTTGGTGATAATTTGATATGCACCATAAGCTATGGCGGCATAAGCGGCTATGTTTACCCAACTGCCTAAGAATAGTATAATAAGTCCTACTGCTACTAGTCCTATTCCACCATGAGATGCCTTTTCTTTTAGTCTATCTGTAATCCATGACATAATTGTTCTCCTTATATAATGGGATATATTACACAAATATTTAAGAGGATAACCACACAATTAGTGCCAACAGTATCAGTGCTATCCCTTGAAATAACACTCTCATTCGCATAAGTTTGTTACTGTTTGCTTTATAAAAATTATTATTCAAAGCCATAGCAATTATGCCAATTACAACCATGAGAAGGGCCAACATCATGAAAATTAGTAGTACATAGTCTCCAAAGTTAGATGGCATTAGTAATAATTTTCCAAAAGCCAATCATATATTGGCACTTTCAAAGCGAAACTTAATGTGCCATTAAGGCCTAAAACATTTGTCTGACTAAGCACGCCATTTGATATAGTGTTATAAACACTTTTCTCAATCAGTAGTGATGTTAGGTCCAAGTCATTGAATTTAAAATTTTCAATTGTAATTAGACTGTCATCAAGTATTTTTTTATTTTGATCAACAGTGGTGTTAGCTTCATTTTTGTTATCAATGGTAAATTTTAAAAGATGATCCCCCTCAGATAAAACAACCTTTTTATTAATAGTATTGTATGCATGTCCTTGGTCAACATGTATTAGCCTATCATCAAAATGTATAGTAAAAGTTAAAGGATGGTCAATCCATTTATGTGAATACTCTAAATAAAAATTAATTTTCTCCATCTGAGTATTTAAACTGTGTGTATATTAGTAATGATAAAATGGAGTAAAGCGTGATGCTTCAAGAATCTTATGGTTAATTTTATTAAGGTCTTGATCAAGTTGCACTTGGTGTGCATTTCCTTGTTTTTTACGGCTTAGAGCACGAAGATAGGACTGTGGAGTCCTAAACATCGTTGCCCATTTTATGTTTCTGTGTGACACTCTAATATATGCCTTTTCTTGTTAGTTCAAGTTGGCGAGCTTCCAAGTCATATCTGTCCACACTTTTTGATAGATATTCTTCTATCCACTCTTGTTTAGTTTGTACTCTAAAAGCATTCAGAATAGTTCTAATTAGTTGCATTTATTTTATTCTCCTACTCATGTTTACGGCTTTACTATTTCCTGCAAACACAATCTTGTTTGCATTTAAATTTGAGAATTTAAAACTTGAAGATGTCTTAGATTCTTTTAATATGTTGTTTGTTATTCTAGTCATCTTTTTTTTCCTTTCTGTACGGATCTGGACCTTCACCTTTCATCCATGCCCAACGTTGTTTGTCTTCTTCTGATGATGGAATTATTTTAAGCATTAAAATAATATTACCTATCACCAGGATTAATGCAGTTATTATGAAAAACCAAATTTGTGGTTCAGAGATCATGCGGCTTTTTTATGATCATTAGGGAATGATCCTTGCCTTTTGAATGTAGTGTACGCCCACTGCCAATCATGTCCGTATTCCATTCTGCAAAATGAGATAAGCTTTTCGTCGTTATTACTAAAAATACGGTTAACAAAATTAGTGAACTGACTAAGACTTCTCGAAGTGCTTTCAAATACTTTGTACATACTGTCTCCTTTCTTACCATTTGTACACAGGATGCCAAATCCCATGTGAATATACCCATTGGCCTTGTGTTTGCTCTTGTTTTTCAGTTGACATATGTGAATGCCTCCTTGACGTTTTTCTTATGGCCTAACCTTGCTAACTTTGTTAATGATGTTAATAATTTTAAAATTTTTTGCATTTTGATGTCCTTTAATCAGTATTAATTTATACAATAAAATCCATAAAATACAGTGTTAATAAACTACAACAGATGTGCAGAAAAAACACTGTTGGGCATCATGCACAATAACTATTTTTTACATGTCCTTGATTGTAGAACAACGACACATTTTATTTTTACACATTGAAAAAAATGCAGGCACAAGCATCACCAATTGGCTGGATAATTTTGCATCTACTCATAATGACAAAACATATTTGATTCATCATAGACATGTTGAATGGAAAAAACTGCCTTCGCCTTACAACTCTTATTGGACTTTTTGTGTTGTGCGTAATCCATGGTCCAGGCTGGTTAGTAGATACAATTATGATGTGTCTACATACCTACAAAAATATCTTGCTGGCGAAGGTGACTACTTTTTAAAAGTCTATGAAAAATTACGGAAAGGATTTGCCTATTGGATTAAAAATGATGTATACACTTTACCCTCTGTTGAACACAGGATGAAATGGCAAAACCAAGTTGAGATATTTGAAGGTTGCAACGACATCAACATATTGAAATACGAAAATATACAAGAAGATTTTAAGTTGTTACAAAACAAGTTAAAATGGTTTGAACCTTTGCCACATGCAAATGCGACTATCGAATGCGACTATAAAAGTTATTACACCGACGAACTGATAGATATTGTGGCTAAAAAGTATAGTAAGGATATTGAGATGTTTGGCTACACGTTTAAAGGTTAGCGTCTTCCATGCCTGCAACTCTAAGTTTTACAATGTTTGTAATATGCCATTGTTTTTGGTCAAGTGCTTTAATAACGCCTAACCATTTATTGCGTAGCAGTGCCCATTCGTTGACAATGGCTTCATAGTCGCACACCTCATCTTCACCTTCTGCATATTTTTCAGCATCACGTGACGTAAGTGCTCTCTGATAGTTTTCAAGATATTTTTTGTAGTGTTTGGTTTTTAATCTTCTAGCTTGAATTTCTAAATGTTTTAATATGCCTTCAATTTCTTGTAGTTGGCGGAAACGTGATTCCACAACACCTGGCATCGATGCAGATTGTTTCTCTATGTTTCCATGTAGTTTTACTTCACTTGATGCTTGATCAAGTTCGCTTTCATAATAAGCAATAGCATCGGGAATCTTTGTTATATCCTGTGATATTTGAGAGAACCAGTTAGGCATCCTCGAAATCTTCTTCATCCTCTTCGATGTCTAAATTATATCTTATGGCTTCATCAAGATCGTCATCGTGTCCGATTAATTCTTTAAGTTCTTCATCTTCAACACCATTATCCATAGCAATGTCAACAAACTTTTCCGCCACCACGGATTTATCCTTAGCTGATACGTATGATTTCATCAAACCCCAAACATCAATTAGCATCTGTGTCTCCATTGTCTATGTTTTGTACTGCTTCTTCTTCCTCTAAATTTATTTCCGGTGTGGCATGTTCATCTAATGCAACCTGATTACTTACCTCTTGCATGACAATTTCCAAGTTGTCCTTGCCCCATGCTTTTCTATAGTCAAGTATCTCTTTTCCAGTTGCTGTTATATATTTCAAACGATTACCTTGTTGTGTAATAAGGCCTTTCTTTTCGAAAAGATCTAACAGACCAGAATAAGGATCCATGCCTGTTTCATATGGAATCTTTATTTGTACACCTTCAAAAGGCTTTGCAAATCTTGTCTTCATTACTTTACATGCGGCTCTGATGCCCCTGACGTCAGTAATTTTATTGCCTGCTTCATCTTCTTTTAATTTAAGTTTTTTCATTGCTACAACAATACTTGATGCATACACAAATCCTTGTCCACCACTAATTTTATCATCTGGATCAAACATGTCTTGCGATGCATATGTATGATTGGTTGCTACCATGCCAACATTAAGACTGCCGAACATGTTTACACAATTTCTTACCAGTGCTGTCAACGCCTTAGGCTTTCTACCCAAGTCACCTTTCATGTCTCCTTTATTGAACTGATCTACATCTGTAGGAGTCATCATCATACCAAGTGAATCTAATACAAACAAAACTTTTGGCCTGTCTGCTGGATCTTTATCGCTATAATCAGTTTTGTATTCTTTTACAAAGTTAGATATTGTTTTTGCAACATCATCAATCATACTCATGCCCAATCGCAACAACTTGTCCTCTGCAGTGTCAACTCCTACTGCTTTTAACCATGCTTCATCTAGTGCATTTTCGGAATCAACTAAAATTACAAAT